TTTGTTTCATCAAATACTCCATTAAAATATGTGTCTGTGAAGAAATCACGTAACACTATAGGTTTCTTTTTAGTTTCGCTGTCTATCTTATCGGCGAAAATTTCAAATATACTTCTGTAAAAATCTGAGTCTGCTTTTTCTATTTCCCAAATAGGTTCTCCTTTAAAGTTATACATGTAATGCGGGTTAGTTAATACAAAATAATAACCACCGCTATCTCCTCCGTTTACATTACAGTTTACAAAAGGTTCTGCTACACGTGATATTTGTATAGTCATATTGTCTGGGTTGTTTAATACTTCGTGCGACTCACCAGCAACGTTAACCGTAGACAACTTCCCTGCTCTTTTAGGTAGATTACTTTTCTTCCTTAGGTTATCTTTGATTTGCAAACCAAGAGTATGAACTCTTTCGGGATTTACCCCAATCAAAGATGAGGAGATCGGCAGAGTAATATATCTACGGTCAACTTTTACAAACCTACCGTTAGGGTAGGGGTCTTTTACGCCATTAAATGTAGGCGGTGCTAAATAAATTAGTTTGCTGTTGTCTGCAACTGACGGGTCTAATACGCAAGACAAGCTCTGACCGTTAGCCGACAATGTTATTTGTTCCGCAAGAAACTCACACTCATAATTAAGTACGCGTAAGTAATCTTTTAATGTTTTTGGGTGTACGGGCATGTCCATAAAAAAGAATAAGTGTAGTGACACGGTATCTTTTTTAATACCTAATGACGCACTTGCTTGTACTATATACGACACATCGTGAAATATTTCAGGTAACTGAAGCACGATACGATCGGCCATAGCCTGGAGGTCATCGCCGGGTGTTGCACGTAATCCATCAATATCTATAACTAACAGTTCTGTTGGGACAGACCTGTCAGATAAAAATGCACGAGACTCATCTACGATTGGTCGTTTGAGTGGTCCTTTGTGCATACACGCACCTTCTTCTGCTGCGGTACATAATGCACGAAACAATTTATTAAATCCTTTTTTGTCTAAACTTACTTCTTCTTCTCGCGAAGTAAAGTTTTTGACTAGTGGATATGGTTTTGAACCTTGCTCATTTATTTCTTTAGCAAGGCGTTTTTTTGCTTGTAAAAAAGTAATTTTCATTCGTTAATCTCCTTCTTTGAGTATACTTCCTCTCTATCTATACGTACAGAATCGTCGGCTTCGAAAGCTAGTTTGCATGCTTTTTGTGATATGTTAGTTACAGTAATCGTGCATAAATCTCCACGACTTGTGTAAACTTTTACACGGTCACCGACTTTTCTTGTTAGTATTAAATTCTTATTTGTCATAAAGTTGGCTAACGCCTCCTTCTGCATCTAGTGGTAAATCTTGACACCAGCTAGGGGCTGTTTTCATGATTTGTAATATTCTATCCATTGTAGCATCAGCACCGTGTTCTGAGCCAATTGCTATAATTTCATCGTGTACTTGCATAACAACATCAACTTCAGGCATTGCGTGTACTTCTAACATTTGGTCTGTAATAACTATTCGTGCTAGTGCTTGAATAATATTTTCTACTAAACGCGGTCCGTATGTCCTAATCTTACCTTTTGAAGTGTTGTATAAAAACTCTCCACCTATATATTGTAAACTTGGGTAGTTTAATGACATTTCGTTAGGTAAAACTAATCTGTTTCGTGCAATAGTCAAGGGGCCATATTTTGTACCGTAGTGCTGTTGAGCGCCCATGTTAAATAACAACTCTTTTGCTCGTGCCCACAATATCGGTATGTTTGGATACATGCCACGGTATTGCGTAACGATCTGAGCTGCAGTGCTGTCCGACACGTCAACTGAAGGCGAACCTGACTTTAAAGTGTCTTGGAACTTTTGATGTCCCATGCCATAGCCCAGCCCCAGGATTGCTGTTTTGCCGACATATCTTTCTAGTGCATCGTCTTTGGTAATCGTGCGTCCATATATCTGGGACGCGAACTCACAGTACACATCTCTACCTTGTGCAAAAGCGTCAAGTAAATCAGCCTCCTTAGCAAGCCAGGCCAGCATACGTGCTTCGATGTTGGACAAGTCGGCGATGAAGAGACGCTGCCCTTCAGGTGCGTGTATTGCAGTTCGAAGTTTAGAACCCCTTGGTAGGTTTTGTAAGTTAATTTTGTCTGACCCGCCGAATCTACCTGTATGTGCAGCATAGTATCGGAGTGGTATACCAAAGGTTCCATCTGGGTTGCACGAATCTATAAATCTTTGTGCTCTAGTTTCATCTATACGTGATTTAACTACTTCCCTAGCTTCCCATATATTTTTGTGTTGCGGATACATATTGCACATTTGTATGTATGCCGGGTCATTTTTACCAAAGGCTGGTATTTGTTTGCCGGTGGTCGGGCTTTTCTTGGTAGGTATTGTAATGTCCAGGCTTTCTAAGTGCGCGGCAAATTTTTGTTGTGACGCTAGAACTTCTCGTGTTACTCCCGACGCATCTATCGATTCCGCTGCACGAAGTGCCATCTCATCTTTATAGACATGTAGCATAGGTCGGTCTAATAAAAGTTTAGGTTCTACAAACATACGCACAGTTAAATCTATTAAATCTAACTCTGAAGTAGGATAGTCTTTGATGTAACTTTGAAATAGGTCGTAGGTCAAATCAACATCTTGTATACAATAACCACCTATTTGTGCGTCAAGCTCTGGGTCCAGGACACGCACGCCTTTAGCATTTACTAGTTCTTCTCCCTTACGTTTAGTTGGATCGGATGGGAACTCGCGCACGACACAATCTTTTAATCTGGCAGACATGTTCGGATACAAACCTCGGCTCATCGCCGCAGTGTCGTAATAGTACGCAGGTTTATACCCGAAATGCTGTGTAAGAACAAAAGCGTCAAATAAGGTGTTGTGGCAAACCAGGGCAGTATTATCCCAATCAATTTGCTCTAAAATGGCCGGGGTGTCATCCTCGTTATACCATTCTGTTTCACCGTCTTCTACTTTTATTCCCACGCCCCAAACTGCAAAATCCTCATGATTGATATATTGTGCTGTCGACATTTTTGTCAGTGAGTAATGGGTGTCATAGAATGTTTCGAAATCTAAATATAATTTAGTCAGGTTTGTATTCATTCTTTGCTCTCTCTATAGTTTTATCTATTATTGTTTCTGCATCTTCTGCGTTAGGTGCAAGTCCATATGCAAGTCCAATAAAATAATCTAAACCCACATGTAAAATATGTGGTACATCTAAATCTTGTGCAGCTTTAGATATTATTTCGTCTAAGTCTTCAAACAACTGGTCATGTGCCAGTTCTTGCTTTGACTTTATTGGTTCGCCGTCTTTATCTATTATGTTACTCATTTGTCTACCTCTGATAATGATTCATGACATTGCACAATCATTTGTTTAATCAGTACGCCCGTACCTACCCCGTAGAATTTCTTCAGGGCTGTTAGTTTCTTTTTAGTGTCTGGGTCAATTCTGAATTGAACGCCAGTTGTGTTTGCTTTTTTAGTTGTTATATTTAGTTTCATAGTTCCTCCTTGAACTTTTTCATTTTTGCACACCAGTCTTCGTATTCGGAACGCTTTGCACGTTCCCAACCAATTTGCTTACTGGTGTACATGCTGTAAGCAATTGATATGCGGACATATTTCCATTGTATATAAGGTAAATCGTCTGGATTGTTGTATGTATATGGATGTATAGGATTACGTTTTACATATACATGTGTTGGTGCCATTTAATTACTCCTTAATTAAATTTGACTTTTCTGTAAAAGTCTTTATGACTATAGATATTACACCATGGTGGTGTGATATACAAACTGGAGAAATATTATGGCAACTTTTACAAGTGACATGGTAGCGGGTAATCAATCATTTAAACCTTTCCCAAGTGGAGCTTTAGGTGTTAGATACTCTAAAATTACATTAAGTGCAGCGCCTAACGCAGCTGACGTATACAAAATGGTAGACGTATTTGCTGGTGAGACAGTGCACAATGTTGTAATTAAATCTAGTGACCTTGACGGTGGTACAGCTTTAGTTTGGGGTGTTGGTGATGGCGACGATACAGATTACTATATCGGTGCATCAACAGCAGGTCAAACTGGTGTAGCTGATCACATGGACGCTGACGTATGTCCAAAGACTTACAGCGCAGACGATACAATTGATATCATCTGTGAAGTAGCTCCTGGTTCAGACGTAGCAACAGGTACATTAGAAATTTGGATTACAGTAGCGTAATCTAAGTCGCATAGCCCAAGCCGGGACACCGAATCTTGGGCTATACTGATGCCACTCCTTGGCATGTTAGTGAACGGGAGGTTCCTCCCAATTTCCATCGGACATAAACTGTTCCCAGTTACCGTCGTAAGCACTTACAAACATAATACAGACTTTAACGCCTTCTTCTGTTTCTACATACTTAGTCATTGCAGCTTTTATGCCGTTGTCCACAGCATATTCACCTACGTCCCACATGTAGTTTTTAATAGCGCTCATAATGCTACTCCTCTACTTTTAAAACCCCACATCTGTTGAAACTTAGCTATTGCCTCGTCTTTGTTATAGTAGGGTAGATTAACGCATTTGCGTTCGTAGTCTGACATGTCTCTCCAACGCCAGAAATTATCTTCATACGATATTTCATCGTTGTATTCAAATTCTGGATAAGATGCGATATGTTCTGATTTACTCATGATTCCCCCAAAAGTTTATTTTCTAGGATAACTTGGTTCATTTCATCACGCAAGTCATCAGGAACCTCTAGCTCTTTGACAGCATTAACAGCCACTCGTGGTTTTGCTTTTGCAGCCATCTTTTCCATAGCATAGCTTGGTATTAATGATTTGCCTTCTGGGTAGTTATCTAAAAATCTTTTTAAAGTAGTAAACTGCTCTAAAAATTTCTCAAATTTATCTACGGCTTGGCCTATTTTAGCTTCTGTTTCTGGAATACTACAGATGTCGTCACACATTTTTGGACAAGTAACCAAAACAGCTACACTAGCATGTGGTGAGTAATCTTCACTTGCTGCGTGGTTATTTGAGCTACCGTTTGTAGTAAAAGGTAAAAACACTGGTTCAGCAAAAGTGTGATTAAATATTAAATCACCTTCAACAAAGTTTTCGCTACGTGCTATTTTTTCACCGTCGTCCTGCGACCAACGCTGTGTATACTCATCGTTCCAGTCGCATATCATAGATAAATTCGTTGCGGTATCTCTATTTTTGTTAACGACAAGTGCAATATCTTTGACCCTTCTCATAGGTTCAAAAACATTTTCTTCCTTGTCTTCATCGTAGTGATAACCACTAGCATTTACTAAATAGCCATGTGCATACTTATCATTGTTATCCCACCTGTTTTTAGGTGGTCCAGACTTTTTATTAATCGTAGCTTTGTAATGCTCAACCATCTCATAGGCTATTTTGCCATATTGTTCAGACAGTTTTTGCATTTCAAAGAACTTAGGTCCAGCATTGTCTTGTAGTGTAGAAACAATACATTCTATAGTGCTAGATATATCAGTTTTAGTTTCGTAAGCAGTTTGAACCTGCTTACGATAATTAGCAACAACGTCATGTTGAAGTTGTTGTGTCATATTTACAGATGCCATAATCTCCTCCTATTGCATTTGTATGACCTCGCCGTAAGGGGCGTCGGTCGCGTTAGTTGTAACCCAGAGCACAGGAAAATGTGGCTCATCGCCAAAGTCACTGCATTCTAAGTCGGTTAAATATACAAGAGCAACCACATTGGGGTGCTTCTCTTTTAGATAGTCAATCACAGGTGTAAACTCAGTTCCGCCTCGACCTTTGTATGTAACTTTAAGAGGTAAAGATTCGCGATTGTACTCGGTCGTCTCGTTAATCTCAGAGTCACATTGTATGAACTGGACACGCTCAGGTGCCAGCTCATGTAGTATGTGTGAGGTCTCAGCTGTGAACTGTGTTAGTTCTTCATCAGATATAGAACCTGATGTGTCAACTGCAATTGCTATTTCTTCTAGACATGGATTGTGTAACGAAGGTAGATACATACCTCTACCGATGAAACGCCTATTTGGTCTAACCCAGCTAAAGTCAGACTTGTTGTTGGCACGTAAAAAGCGCGCCAACACAGCCTTCCAATCAACTTTCGGGTCTGTAATATCAGATATTAGCGACTCCATAACACCAGAGAGTTTGCCCTGGGCCTTAGCCGCTTCAGCTGCTTGGTGGATAGCTACAGTAAATTCGGATTCAATGGCACTAGCTTTACCAGCAGTGCCATCACTTCCAGGGTGGTCCATAACTCCACCACATTTACCAGGGTCTAACGCATCAGTTCCTTGGTCAGGTAACTGTGCGTAGATTGCCTCAGCAGTCATATCATTATACTGCTCGTCCACTAAGCCGCCCCTAGGTAATATTAAACCTTCAGCGATCAAGTAGTTGTTGATTGCGTAATCACAAGCAACATTCCACTTTGTAGCGTTACGTTCGTTTCTACGCGTAATGTGTAGAAAGACAACATGCATTACTTCGTGTGCTAGAAAACCTATCTTCTCCATGTCAGTCAGTCCTTCAAACCACTTTGGGTTGTAGAACAGATGAACACCGTCCGTGGCACCAGTCTGGTCCTCCCACTCAATCGGCTTGAGTCGCAGACATAAGGTGCCAAGAAACGGATTATCAAGGATTAATCTAGACCTTGCTTTGACAAATGAGGGGCTCATGAGTCATCTCCTAGCAACGCGTCTTCAAGGATCGTTTCTCTAAGACTAGATAATTCGTTGTCAGCAAGTTCAGCTTGGTGCTTTACTCGCTCGCCACGGTCATCTTTCTCGTGCATTTTTTGCAAACGTTCTGCTGGTATCAAAGGTTGTAACCAAGACGCTGATTTCATAAGCTGATTAAGAGTAGAGAATTCACTCAATACTCCTTTAAGCTTGTAATCCTCGTCCCACAGTTTGTCGCGAACGTTTTTATTGAACATACGCACTTCCATACATTCTAGAAATACTGGGTTGTCGGGTTCTACTTCGACATGCATTTCTCTGTATCTACACAAGAACGTAGGAACTTGGATATCTGGTAAATTAAGATTAAAAGACTCATCATAGTCTTTGGTGTGTGTATTACCTTCACCGTCGTCCTGCGTCACTTCCCATCGTGCTCGTATTGCTAAGGTGTCCACATTCTCAGTAGGGCAATCGTAACCCCATGTTTCTTTGAAGTGTTTACAAGTAGCATTAATTTTGTCTTGATAACCTTGTTCAGTGAATACTTGCATACCATCCTTTGGAAAGTCTTTCTCGGGATTGGCAGCCTTGAATTTCTTCTTGGCCGCTTCTCTGATTTCATGTTTCAAGTTTTCTGATAATCTAACTGTTTTCATGTGTCCTCCTACAATACAACGTTAGCGTTTTTGGTAATCCAGTTTTTAACTGCTGGATGTCCACGTAAGTCTCGGTCTCTAGCAAGACAGCCTTTGACAAGCACAACTTGATACTCGACTGTCAGTTTGTCCGACAGTTTCATAATCTTTTCCATCTTATCTTCGGCTGCACGGGCTGCGATACCGTTAGCAAGAGCATACAACAACGCAGGGTTATCGTCTCTCTTGTATTTATTTGGGTCTTCGATGATTGCATCAATATCCGGTAGTTTGTCAGATATTTCAGCAAATGCAACGAACTCACCAGCTGGTCCATCACCGACAAGTGAGGATACGCCGTAAAACAACCTGTCTTTATCTACGCTTGTGCGTTGCAGTTTTCTGCTAACCAACGACCACGCACGCGGTGTTGGAAACGCATATTCGTCAGGATTGAATTGCGACAACAGGTTCGGTCTGTATTGTATAAATGCAATAACATTCGAATCAATGTTGTTTTGGTGTGCCCAAGCAACCCAGTCGTCTAAGATAGGGTCTAGCTCGTAGTGTGCTAGTCGGTTTCTGACTGGACTTGGCATCTGATAGACAGCTGCAGAGTCTGTTAGTCTGTTACCAGCACATATAATTGCCCAGCCTTTTGGTAAGTTGTAGTCACCAATTTGTCGGTTAAGCAATAGCTGTAAAAATGCGTTTTGTGTCGCAGGAGGCGCAGTTGGTAACTCGTCGATAAACAAGATACCTCTGTCGCCGTCGCGTTCTGCGATCGGAAACACATCAGGAACGGCCCATGACGTGTATTTCGTAGAATTTACATCTTGCTGATGTAAGTACGGAATACCTCTAACGTCGACAGGGTCGAATAAATTTGCTCTAAAGTCTATGATGTTCATATTCATCTGAGCGGCGACTTGATTAGGTATGTCAGACTTACCTATACCTGGTCCACCCCATATCATTGCGGGTGTGCCGGATAGGACGCAGTCTTTCAACTCCTTCATTAAGTTTAGTGGATTAATGGTTTGCATTAGTCTCTCCAGTTAGGTTCCACAGTCTTCCATTTAGTTTTGACTGTAGGAACTACGATTTTGAGGGGCTTTTTATCGAAAAGCACTTTGTTACCTCGTTCAACAGTTAGTTTTTCGTGAGTCATTGTCTTCTTCATAACGAACAAAACAATAGAAGCACACAAACCGCCAACCATTGCTGCAGCCATACCGCTGAATGTGCCGTAAAAGCAAATCATCAGTGTGACTGTAATTAGCACGTCGACAAAAATGTCGTGGCCGATTGCTTTCTTGCCGCCTGCTTTAAGCGCAAGAATCAACAGGCCTAGTGCGGAAAGTATTCCTACTAGTAACATCTTTGTTCCTCCATGCTAGATAAGCCATATACGCAAATTGTATAAGCTCGATTAATATCCAGAGCGCTGTTGTCAGCGCGCTAACTACGTTTGCATTCATATCAACCTCCAAAGTAAATATAGAATTGACCCGATGCCGACCCCGACACCAAGTAAGATTAGCGAGTAATGAATACTCGTTGCAATGCCGAACAGCACAAACAGAATTGCTGTGCCGGTCAACACCGATTTAGTATAGTCTTTTAACATATCTTGAACCCTCCTGAGTTCCTTAGAAAATCGACGAATTCTTCAACATTGACAGGATCGAAGGGGTAGCTACACACCCATGCCTTTTCAATCTCTCCGGATTCTTCTTTCTTCTTTGCTTTCTCTTGCTCAGCAAGATGTTTCTTCTCATAGAGATGATGACCATTCTGTGCTATGTCAGCGTCAAGTAGTGCTACCATTTTGGCAGTCAACTCTGCGTCGTATTCATAACCTTCGTTATATTCACCACGCTCTGCGTCGGTATCAGACATAACTGATTCGCAGACGTCACATACATAGTCCCAGAGTGGTCGCCACCACCACACATTGTTACGAAAGTAATAACCTGGGTTATCTCTCTCGAATAAATCTAGAGCGTCGAAATACTCCGTACGCTCTTGTTCTGTCGCGTCGCTGAAGTCTATCTTCGGTCTTTTGCTTTTTAGTTGCGGATTTAATCCGTATACGTCCATTCCCATAAGTTCCTCCTTGAAATAAATAGGGTAAAGGTGGTCTGCTTTGTCTTGCACTCTTCGTTACTTAGTCTAGTCGCTCTTACCCCGTTGTCCTAGATACAGACCATGAGTGACAGGCTTTATCATCCTGTCGTGGGCTTTCCGTAACCACCGCCGTGTGCTTTAGTCCGTCCACACGATGACGTCGGTTGGATACACATTTACCTAACCTACAAAAAGTTACATGATACAAAAAACCATGAACTGCGCCACAGCCTCCAGTGTTTTTTGGAGCTACAGTCTGCGCCCCGTGGTTCCAGATGTTCCAGGCGGTTCCACATGATGTGGAACACAGTTTGGTCAGTAAGGACCTATGTTCTAGGGTATGGTTCCATTGTTCCATGTAAAAATAACATATAATCATAATCATTTATCCTAGGTCGAGGGTCGACCATAAGCCTGCAGGTTCTGAACTCCGCGGAACCGTGGAACCGCAGGCAGATATGCACCGCCCGCTGGCCCACCGCTACAACATAAATCCTGGTTCCACTGGCAGGTTCCACATCGGCAGGGACCGGTGGAACACGTGGAACATTATTCAAGATTGGCACATTCGTGCAGGCACACGACATCCGTCGTGATGATAGTAGTTAGTAAGGTAGATAGAGGGCCCTTTCGGACCCCCTAGGTGACATTACTGGTTATTGTAAAGGTTTGAAGTTTGCGATGAATATCGCTCGGTAGGTTTGTCATCGTCTTTCATCCACTCACGAAGAAAGTAAGCGTAAAGTCCGATAAGTATTGCTCTCGTCAAGAAAGTAAAAGTGATATATAACAAGACAGCAATTGATGCGTAATCTATTAACTCCATAGGTCACCTCGCCAGTGTCCGAATATAGAGAAGTATATATCGTTAGGTAGACTGTATGTTTCCATCGTGGTCCTCCTGATTTGGATGCTCAAGTGGTAATTCCATTTGAACAGGTTCGTTAGTTGGATTCTCATCCGCTACCTCAACAGGCAGTGGCGTCTTTGGTGTATTCATACCGTCCATAAAATTCTTGACGAATGGTCCAGTATGATTAGCTATCGCTTTGCTGGCAGAGTAACCTAGGTTGATAATTCCCTTGGTTGCTTTACCTAATGTGTATCCTATTTGCATAATAGTCCTCGGTTGTGGGCAGGCAATGATAGTAACTACCTGCCCGATTAATAAAAAAAGGACAGTCCGAAGACTGCCCTAGATATACTGCGTTACTTACAGTATTTAGATTCAATGTCATCTACGAATAGATTAAGAGAACCAGCCTCTGCCTTAGCACGAATCTGAGCCCATGCCTCGTCTTTCTGCTTAGCAGTAGCGTCGGTATAAGCCTTGTCCATCTTAATCGATACCGCTGGTAAGTTGTTCACCAGAGATATTGTAGGGAATAGAATGTGGTCATATTGACCTTCAGTCATAGTTAAGAAAGAGTATTTCTTACCAGCTGGAGCGTCAGCATTCCATGCTTTAGCAACCATTCTAGTCCTGTCGGATGCATTCTTAAAAGAACACCTTGTATAACCTTCTCTGATGCCAGAGTCGATTAAGTCAGTAAGTGCGTTAGTATTATTTTGATTACTCATAGTATATTTCCTCATAATTTGTAATCGAATAAGCCAACAGAATGAATTTCTATTTAACAACCTATTCACTAAATTAAATGATAAAGAAATGCGTTGTTGATTATCGTAAGATAAACAACCAACAACCATTTCTTAGGAAATGACTATGAGTAATGGTCAATTTTGTAAGACAAGGTTCCAATGATTGATTTTGGATAAGTGTTGTCAGTATCGAATCGGGGGGAGGTGTGCCCGCTGGCAGTATGGATGGGGGAATGAGCGAGTGGTATATGAGTACTTTTTCAAAAAAAATTTTTATTATAAATTTCCAATATAAAAGGTTATAAGGTATATTTAGCAATATGAGTTTAGTCGAAGCACAAGTTGCAGAAGTAACTGAAGAAGACAGAGCAGACTTGCAATCACATTTTCCGTACGCCGGAGTCAAACTTTCTGAGCTATCTGTACAAGAAGAAAGATTAATTTTATTTTTTATAAGAGGTCTAAGCAAAGCCGCTGCGGGTCGTGCTGCCGGTTATCGCAACATGGACCACGTGTACGAAGTATTTAAGAAACCCAAAATAAACCAAGCAGTTGAATACTTGCGTAAAGAAATGAGAGAAGAAGTTAAGTTTGATCGAAACACGGCCACTACCATGTATCTTGAGGCCCACCGAAAATCGGCAAATGCCACAGAAGAAAAAAACGTCGTCGACTCTCTATGTAAACTTCATGGACTATTTGCTCCTGAACAAGCGACCCAGGTTAATATAAACGTGGACAAGATTCAACAACTAGAACGACTGCCGGATGCCGAGCTTCTGAAGTTAGCTGGTGTTGATATGTCTTATTTAGAACCTAAAGGAGAAACTAATGACTAAATACGCGCAACAGGCGAGAGCCACCAAACGTAAAATGAAAAAGACGAAAGGAAAGAAGTTTCCTGATTTAACTGGAGATGGTAAAGTAACATTTGCTGATGTATTAAAGGGCAGACTCAAGAAATCTAAAGGGAGGAAAAAATGAGTACACTTAGTAAACTAAAAACTCAAACCCTCGAAAACGGAGTAAAAATTACGACGTTTTCAAATAAAGCCGAACCGGCATCTGTAGACAAGCCTGTAAAACGAAAAGCACAAACTACTGCCGGAAAAGCATCTAAACTCAGTAATCAACGTACAGACATGAAAGCAACTAAAATTGCTTCTAACAACAGAAAGGCAGGAGCTAAAAAAGAAGCTGCAAAAAAGAAGGAAAAAAAATAAGTGAAGGTTGTAGTAACTGGGGCCAAAGGATATATCGGCACCCAGGTAGTAGAACTTCTTTCTCAAAAATCTGGCCTACAACTTACACCCATGGATATGGAAGAGTGGGACATCCGACACGCGTCCAAGGATATAGCACCTGATATAGATGTCGTAGTACATTTAGCAGCATTAGTAAAAGTAGGCGAAAGCGTCGAAAGACCTACAGCATACTTTTATACCAACACGGTCGGAACAAAAAATGTTATTAATAGATTCCCAAATGCAAAATTTATTTTTGCATCGACCGGAGCAGCATATGATCCAACGTCACCATATGCGCGATCAAAAGTAGCGGCCGAGGAAATAGTAAAAGAAAGTTGTTCAGACTATACAATTTTTCGTTTTTTTAATGTCGGTGGTCGAACGCCAACTAATCCAGAAGGTTTGTACGTAGCAACACAAAACGCAATAGAGTCAGGAACTTTTACTATTTTTGGAGATGACTACGATACGCCGGATGGGACGTGTGTTAGAGATTACGTGCACATCGACGATTTGTGCGCGGCGATTGTATCCGCGGTTGGGCAGCCCGGGACAAAAACCATAGAACCAATCGGCTCGGGTAAGTCTTATACAGTTAAAGAATATGTTGACGCCTTCCTACAGGTTAATGGTAAACTATTTAATGTAGAGTTTGGCGAAAGGCGTCCAGGCGATAATGAAAAATCGGAGGTACCGTTTGTTTCACAATTTATGGTCCCTACGAAAACAATTTATGACATAGTGGAGATTTAATATGCATTGTATAAACGCAAAGCCTAAATCGATGAAAATGAAGGGCAAAAAGAAAAAGAAAGGCACAACTAAAAAATCCTACAAAGGAGGCAAAAAGTATGGCTAAACGAGGACTATATGCAAACATACACGCTAAACGGAAGCGAATTAAGGGCGGCTCAGGCGAAAAAATGCGAAAACCAGGCTCAAAAGGCGCTCCAACAGCAAAAGCCTTTAGAAAATCTAAAAAAACAGCTAAAAAAAGGCCTGTTAGAAGGAAAAAAAGGTAAAAATGCCTAGAAAAAAGGAAAAACCTATAAGAAAAACTACAAAAGGCAAGGGTGCTAACTACCGTCCTACTAAAAAAGGGGCGGGAATGACCAAAAAAGGCATAAAAGCCTATAGAAGGAA